CTCTGCATGATAGTCAGTTTGCGTGAAGTTGGATAATATGTAAAATTGATAAAACTACCAAACATTTTGCCTACCAACTTCTGATAGCTGGCAAACATGTAATAAGTGGATAGTCCGCCCATGCTTGAACCTGACAGCAGGTACGTGTTTGTATATGCTAGGTTAAAGGGCTCAAATAATGACCCACCATCGCCGCCACCTGTGCGTGATCCAATGCTTCTACGGAATACTTCTCGCACTGTTTTGATCTCTTTGGGCAATATATACTCGTTTTGATCTATAACTAAGTCCAAGAAACAGTAGCTTTCTTCAACAGCATTTTGACTTCGCTGTCTATATACTGCTAGGGCTTTTTCTAAGCCTGTTTCCAAATGGGCAGGATCGGCTTCAATATCAATCATGCCGTCACCTAGGAAATTCTTCACATAAGTGAATACCCTTTCCTTCTCATCTCTTAGCGGATCTTGGTTTGCGGTTACTGTAGTGGTCATACAAATATTTACCTTTCCAGCACACCGATAAATAGTTGACTATGCCAAGACTTTCACTTTACCGTCCCGAGAAGGGCAACGACTACAAATTCATTGATGCCAACATCCTTGAACAATTCATGGTGGGCGGAACTGATGTTTTCATCCACAAATATTTGGGCCCAAACGACCCAAATGCAGACTATCAAAGTCCCTCAACCCCTGTAAATTCTAACCCAATTCCAGAGCTGGGAATACAGGATCTATTGTTAATGGAAAACAGAGATAGAAAATATGACGATGCTGTGTTTGTGACTAGAGGCATTTATAATATGAGCCAGCTGGATTTTAGTCTCAACCAATTTGGATTATTTTTAGCCAACGATCAAATATTCGTACACTTCCATCTCAACGATATTGTTAGGAAATTAGGAAGAAAGATCCTGGCCGGTGATGTATTAGAACTACCGCACCTAGCAGATCCTTATGCACTTAACGATGCTGTAACAGCACTGAGACGATTTTATGTAGTTGATGATGTACTACGCCCTAGCGAAGGATTCAGCTCAACTTGGTACCCACATTTAGTACGTGCAAAGTGCAAGCCGTTAGTAGACTCACAGGAATTTGCCAGCATACTTAACAAAGATATTAGTATTAGTAATAGCAGCGATTATGAACCCGTAGGTGAAGGCACGACACTTAAAGATATAATGAGTTCCTATAACCGTAACATGGAAATCAACAATGCTGTACAGGCACAGGCTGCTGCTGATGTTGATAAATCAGGTTACTTTAAAGATCACTTATGGATGGTGCCTGTTAAGAAAGACTTTCCATTTGGGCAAGTTAACACCGATGACGCTAGCTTAGATGTCAGTAACAATACAGAAGAAGCCAGCAGCATTAATTTAGATGCTAGCTTAGAGCTGAAGAGCCCTAATCAAAACTATGTTGTAGGATACTTAACAGGTGATGGAGTTCCGCCTAACGGACAGAAACTGTTGGGACTAGGATCACAGTTTCCACAAAATGCGTTTGAAGGTGCGTTTTATCTCCGCACAGACTACATGCCTAATAGACTGTTTAGATATGACGGAAACATATGGGTGACCTTTGACAAGAGTGTTAGGATGAGCATGACTAACAACACTAAACAAAATCAAATGGGAACATTTGTCAATAATAACAATGTCACATCAATCAATGGCAAGCATATTGATGAACGTCAATCTTTAAGCCAGCTTAAAGATATAACAAGCAAACTAATACCGGACAATTAATATGCAATATTTTTATGATGGACAACTGAGACGTTATCTAGCACAGTTTATAAGGTTGATGAGCGACTGGTCTTGGAAAGATAATCAAGGCATCGAGTACACGGTTCCAGCTAGATATGGTAACATCAGTAAGCAGGTAGCCAATGTGCTACGCGGGAACAGTGAAAACTTTCTACAGTCTGCACCTTTTATCAGCTGCTATGTTGATAGCCTAGATATATCTAGGACTAGAATGCAGGATCCCACATATGTCAGTAAGATCAGCTTGCGTGAGAGAGATTATGGGTATACTGATCAAGATATAAACAGTCCCACATACGGACAATACATTGAAGCATACACAGCAACACAGGGGCCTAACTATCTAATTGAACGTATTATGCCTACACCTTACGATCTGACTCTTAAAGCAGATATATGGACCAGCAACCACGAACAGAAATTACAGATATTAGAGCAACTATTAGTGTTGTTTAACCCCAGTTTAGAGCTACAAACAACAACAAACTACATAGATTGGACCAGTTTAAGTGTGCTAGAACTTAAGAGCATACAGTATACTAGCCAGTCTATTCCACAAGGTGATCAAGCAGAGATTGAGATTGCTTCATTGACTTTTATGGCGCCTATATGGCTTAGCCCGCCAGCCAAAGTCAAAGCCAACGGTATCATTACACAGATCATTTCTAGAGTGTTTGATGAGTCTGGCAACTATTCTAATGACGTCATAGCAGGTGTACAGATGGCGCAGACTGTGGTGACAGTAGATGACTACGCTATCTTAGTACAAAATGACGCTGCTAATCCAGCACAATATATTGCTTATCTATTGCCACAGGGTGCTGCCATACAGTCATTAGACACTAGAAAAGTGCAGACTACTACCCCAGTTACTTGGCGTCAGGTATTTGAAAAATATCCTAGCCAATACAAACCAACACTCAGTAAGTTAGTGATAGACAAAGACAATGGAACTAGTCTTGTGGGGACTATCGGTATCAATCCACTAAACGAGACTGAGCTCTATATAACATTTAACCCTGCCAGCTTGCACGCAAATAGTGTTATCGACGGTGTGACTTATGTCGATCTCATTATAAACCCACAGCACAGCAGCCCACATAAGTTGGCCAATAACACTAGATTCATAATCACTGAAGATATGGATCCTGACATTTTTGTGTTTTATCATCCAGAAGGCACAGTGCCCACAGACAACACTACAAATGCCTATACATTCAAAGCCAATGTGAATGACATAATCAAATGGGACGGGCATAATTTCAGCGTTATATTCAATAGCCAAGAGAACACCAATCCCATATACATAACTAATCTATATACAGGACAACAGTACAAGTGGACTGGGTCTGAATGGATTAAGAGTGTAGAGGGAGTTTACGCAGTGGGCGGCTGGCGTATTTTACTATGACAGATATAGTTTGCAGCGGAGCATTATTTTATTCAACTAATACCAAAAGATTTTTGTTGGTCCATAGGAACGAAAAAAATGCCGTATGGGGTATTGTTGGTGGGAAGAGTGAAGAAGCTGAGCGCCCATACCAAAGCCTATTACGTGAAGTCGAGGAAGAGATAGGATTTATTCCTAAGATACGCAAGGCTATACCGTTAGAACTGTTTACCAGCAACGATGGAAAATTCTTTTATCATACATATGTACTGTTAGTTGATGATGAGTTTATTCCCAGATTAAACAACGAGCACGATGGTTATGCTTGGGTCAGTAAAGATCAATGGCCAAAGCCCCTGCATCAAGGTGTGCGTAAAACACTTAACAACAACATCATCAAAGAAAAATTGATGGTCATGATAGATTTAATAGGACAATAATATGTGGAGCAAGATACAAGACTTACCTAGATATCACAACGATCAAAAGAGATTTCAGCTAGCAATCGACGCACAGGAAGATGCTGTATTAAGAGCAGAGGGCGAGCAGCTGGTTAAGGATCTAGTAGAATCAGTGGTGGCGTTTGACAACGTGATGAACTATCTAGTAACAGACGGTGACAGGAAAACCCGTGCAGATCATGCCACAGCTCAAGAACAGGTGCGTGCCTGCAAAGAAAAGATAGAAAACTGGGTGTTAAGATATGCCCCAAACGTGCATGTAGAAGAAATATCAGCACAATAAGTTAAATTCAATCTGGGCTAAATACACAGTATTTGGAGAACCCCAACCATGTCAGCAGAAACAATCAATGGTCAGATAGTTGACCTACTAAATCAACAGCTTTATTCGACGCTGCCCGTTATCGTGGCCAGCGACAATCCGGGAGCGAATCTTGTACTGCGCTCCACAAACAGCCCACAAAAAGGTGCTGTAATTATAGATGAGCCCACACAGAGCTATGGTCCACAGAGCGGAGCATTACAGTTATCAGGTGGACTTGGTGTACAAGGTAACATTTTCGCAGGTGGACAGAGCTATTTTGTTCCAGCATTTACAGGTATTGGAGCAATTACACTAGCTGGTAACGGTGCAGGATATACTACATATCAAGTACCATTGACTATCAGTCCTCCACAAGTTTCAAACGGTATTACTGCACAGGCATTTGGTATAGCTGACAGTGCCACAGGCGGTATAACAAAGATTTTTGTTTATAATCCTGGGTTTGGTTATCTTAGTCCTCCAACAGTTACAATCAACGATCCATATGCTACTGCACTGTTTTGGCAACCTAATACACAGTATTCCACTAACACATATCTAAAGGTAGCTACTACCAGCGGACAGTATTTGATCTATTTGGTCACTGTTGCTGGTACTACAAGTGGCACTGCTCCTAGCCATACATTTATCCAAGCTAACACTAGTGCAACTTCTACTAATAGCACTACTATAACATTTGCTTCACAGCCCAGCGGTACTACCGCAGGTAATACGGTATTTGGTGTGTTTGATCCAACTACAGGTCTTCCAATCACTGCCACAGTTATCACAGCTGGTGCATCTACTGTGCTAAACAGAGCTGTAACAGTGGGTTCTGGTGTGCAGATATCATTTGCTGGCCAGACAGCTTCAAACGGAACAACAACCCTAGCATATGTAGGCACTACAGCAGCCGCAACTAGTTCTATTGGCTTAACTGGTATCGTATATAACGGTGCAATAAGTGGTGTTGGTAGCATCGTCAACGTGTTTGTACAGAGCGGCGGTAGCAGTTTCCAGCAGGACATCAGTAAAATAACATTTAGCCCACCTCATGTTCCTAGTGGTCGTACTGCCACTGGCTATATAACAGTATCAGGTGGTGCTGTAACTGGTGTCACAATGACAGACGTTGGATCAGGTTATCTTTATCCGCCAACTGTCACTATCAGTGGTCCTGGCACTGCTGCTGTACTGGTACCAATACTAGGTAATCCTGGTCATCGTCCAACAGTTGGAGTACAGCCTAACAACATGCCTAGCAGTGGTACATTTACACTGGATTTTGGTATGACTGGTCATCATAGTCTGTTACTTAACAGCAACGCTGCATTTACTATTGCTGCTGATTCAACTAAAGGTTTCCCACAAGGACGTACTATCTCAGTTGCGATCAAGAACAGCGGTGCTAACAACTTGACATTGAGTGGCTTCACTGCTGCTAACAATAACAAGAACAGCTTGACTATAGCTCTACCTAACCCTGGTACAGCTTTCCTAGAATTCAAAGTTCTAGGTTATAGCAATGCTATCAGCGATGTTTATGTTAACATCCTAATATCATAATAGTACAATAAAAATAAAAGGGAGTTTAGGCTCCCTTTTATTATGACTGAATTTCCAGCCAATAAAAAAGCCCCAATTGCTTGGGGCTTTTTGTATAATACGTAGTGTATTATGCTTGTGCTTCTGTCCAGCTAATACGTGAGTACAGTGCCTGTGTAGTACTTGCACTCAAGTTAGTTGCGAACACAGTAATAACGTCTGGGCCGTCTGGATATACGCTGTCACCACCTAGTACGCTGTTACCCAAGTCCTTAACAACTGTTAAGTCAGCTGTAGTAGCAGTAAAGTTAGTACCACCTGAGCTGTTAGCGTAGAACGCAACAACCACGTCACCACCAGTTACGATATCTCCTGGGTTGTGATAAATCACTTGACTTAGAGAACCTGCACCAACAATGTTAGCGTTCCATAGTGCAGGAGTAAACACTGCGCTGTTGCAGTTATACTTAACTGTCACTAGGAAAGCACCAGAGTTAAACACGTCCATCTGATATAAGTTCAACTGCATGCGGTTGATAATATCACGTACACCAAAGTTACGAGCAAAACCAGCACTTACGCTTGGGCTTACACGAATACTAATCAATGGAGCTGTCTGGTTAGCCTGTAGCGCAGCAGCAGTTTGACGTGGAGTTGTGAATACGTATGATTTGTCGTTATCAAAACGTCCGTCCATCATTGCTGACACACCCCAGTGTTGGATGCTTGGAGTCATGTTCTGCACTGTTGCGATAGCATTTGTCTTTGAGATATTGCTTGCGTTGTCAGTATAGTGTGCGACTGCGTTAGTACCCTTCTGAAGTGGGCTAATGCTGATAACACCAGCTGTAACAGCAGGAGTATTAACGTATACTGTAGTACCGCTAATGCCCTTGATAGTCACTGGGTAGTTACCAAAAGCTGCGTTAGCTGACAATGTCATACCAACCATGTAGCTTGCTGCATTGCTTACTGAAGTAATTGCAGTAGAACCAATTGTAGTAGTTGGAGTACCAGTGAATGCACCAATGCTTACAATGTTGCTTTCACGATAGCAACCAGTCAACTGGTTGGCACCGATAATAACAGTTGGAGCACTTGTGTAACCTGTACCTGGCTGTGTAACAATGATACGATCAACACCACCTGTACCGTTGAGTACAGCGCGAGCCTGCGCACCACCACCGCCACCACCAGCAATAGTTACTGGAGGAGCACTGTTGTAGCCATTACCTGCGGAAGTCACTGCAATTGAAGTAACATTACCACCCGAAACTGTTACAGTACCAACTGTAGCAACAGTTGCGATTGTGCCCCAGTTAGTAACACCAGTAGTAGCTGCTAGACCTGTGTAGTAGAAGAACTCACCGTCTACTAATACTTCACCGTTACGTAATGAACCGTCTACTGTGCTTGCTGGTAGCAAGTACTTGCTGGCGTCACGTACAGTAATTGTACCTGAAGCGTTTGGACTCATTGTATAACCAGTAGCTAGAATGTTAGTTTGGATATCGCTAGCTGCACCAATGTTCTGCACTTCAAAACGTCCTGGCAAGTTACCTGAACGCATATATGCTTGGTACTGTGTGTTACCGTGTTGTAGCTTGTGTGCATAAGTCACGTCACCGTTGACCATGCGTAGACCCCAACGAATGAAACCTGCACCATACCATGTGTAGTCAGCGTAGACCATTTGGATCTTAGTCATATCAGCGTTATAGCCGCTAGGACCTGTACCGTCTACTGTATCCATGTTAAACTGATAACTTGGAACACGGAACTCTGACATCTTGTATTTCTTAACAACTACGTCTTCACCAAATGCCTTAGTCTGTCCATAGATCCACCAGTTACCTGAGGATGGAGCAGTTGCTACTTGGAAAGTAATAGCAGTGTTAGTTACACCAATTACTGGCCACTGACCGTTAACTAGAATGTTGTTGCTGTTGGCAATAAACATACGTGAACCAAATATCAGTGTAGTACCGCTGGTAACTGTACCAGTTAGTGCTGTACTTAAAGTAATAACAAAAGTGCTAGTGTTAATAGCAGTAACATAAGTTCCTAACGGAATGTTAGCACTACCAGTGACAAAGCTACCAACTTGGATACCTGCTACACCGTAAGTGCCGTTACATGTTAGTGTTGTAGCACCTGAGCTGGCAGTTACTGAGGTTGTAATAGAACCCTGACCTGAGCTAGGAGTAGCATACATGCTGTGGTTGATAGTGAACGCAATAGTTGTTGCGTTTGATACCGCAGCAGTTAAACCCTGGTTCAGTGTAATACCAGTACCAATTTGGCTGATAGAAGCAATACTGACGTTACCTGGAATACCAGTACCGCTCAAAATCATACCTGGAGCCAATGTGTACACATCGTTAAGCGCAATAACCTGTGCGCTCTGTGCCACGTTAGCTGCTGTAGGTCCTGGGATACCACCAATAGTGTATGTGCTTGCTGCCTGTGCAGTGAATGGGTTGTTGATCAAAACAGCAACAGTAGCTGGAGCGCCACCGCTGACGTGTAAGATACTGCTGACTGCTGTGTTGTTCTGGATACCAGTACCAGCAGTGACCAATGTACCTGGAGCAGGAACATAGTGGAAGTTGTATGTTGAAGCTGTAATAGCTGCTGTCAAACCAGTCGCACCCTGTGTAAAGTACAATGGAATTGTAGTATCAACACCTGCCTTGTATGACAGACCAACGTAAGTACCTAGCGGAACACCAGTACCAGTTACCAACATACCTGCTTTAATACTGCTGTTAGTAGCTGAGATAGCCATAACAGTTGCACCAATAGTACCAGTTGAACCTGAACCAGCAACGCCAGTTGAAGTTGTAGCACTTGGGAATGTCATTGCAGTGTTATAAGTACCGCTTGCACCACTGTAAGTGGCGTTGGAAGTAAATGTACCAGTTAGCTGCGAAGTAGTAATAGTACCACTGTTGACAATGTTCATTGTCACAGTAGTTGTACCGGCGCTAGTTAGTGTAGCAAATGGTAGACCTGAAGTACCAGCTGAAGTGCTTGGAGTTGCTGCACGATATGCTGGAGCAATCAATGTTGCCACATCGCTTAAGATAGCCTTAACTAGATAAGTCTGTCCACGAATAACAACCTTGTCCATTGGCAATAGCTGACGTGTAAACACAGTCTGTTGGCCAATTACCAAGCTAGAACCTGTTAGCACGTTAACTGTACCACGTAGAACGCTAGTTGAGTTACGACGTACAGCATTTAGAGTCTGTCCATCATATTCCCAGAAGAAACCGTTCTGTTCGTCAAACAATCCTAAGCGTGTTGCGAATCCCTTACCTTCTAGGATTTCAACAGTGGCCTGTGTACCACCTGGAGTAGTATCACTTGGCGTACCGTTCAATGTCACATAGAATGTCTTGCTAGTGATTGGCTGGCTAGCCAATACTTGATAAGTTGCGTTGAAGATTGCCAAGTCTGCGGTGTTGTTTGGAACAATACCAGTGAAACGCACAGTAGCGCCTGGCTGTAATCCATGATCTTGGTCAGTAGTAATCTGGCAAGTAGTACCGCTTACAGTTAGCAACACGATATCATAGTTGGGCTTGAAAGTAGCAGCAGTTGAGAACTGGATGCCTTTACCTGACTGATATCTAAAATAACGACGTGTTTGACGCACAACCTGTGCACCATAGATGTTGTTACCAGTTGAGATCTGTGTACCACCATCACCTGCTCTGTGTAGCTGATATCCTTCTGGACGTGTATACAGCTGAGTAGTTGTGATGATGTTGCTTGCTGTTGTAACCTGCGCAATCTGTGACTGGCTGGTTGTTACAGTGTTGTATGTTGCATAGTAGAATGTCTGTTCGTTCAATACACCAGTTACATAGAAGCTACCGTTAGCTGCTGCTAGTGTAGTGTTCAAAATCTGTATCGGAGCACCAACAGTCAAACCGTGTGCTGTGTATGTTGTGACATATACAGTACGTGTATCAGTTAGTGTGTAAACAGTCTGAACTGGAATGCTTGAACCTTGGCCATAGTTACCATAGAACGCACCAGCGTATAGGGTAGTACCTGCTTTGGTTAGAACGTTACTGTTCCATGCGGAATTCTTTGTCAAGAAGCCAAATGCTTTCTGTGAAGTGTTCACATAGCTGGCAAAGAATGTACCGTCTGCGTACTGTTCGTTGTTTGTTTCCTGTACGAAGATTGGGCTACCGTTGGTAATGTTAGCACCAGCAACGGAAATATCGTTAGCTACTGAGAACGCAGCGTATGTTGGATATGTCTGTGTACCTGGAATATTACCTAGTACCACTAGCTGTGGAGTATAGTTACCGTTAGAAGCAGTAATAGCAAAAGTACAAGTTGTTGTAGTACTTCCTGTGATAGTGTAACGGAAGGATGAGAAAACAGTAGCACCAACTGCGTCAACTACATAAATGTAGCTACCAACAGCAGGAGCAATACTCAATGTTGTTGGGAAAGTCACAGTAGCAGTGTTACCACCTGAAACAGCAATAATGCTGGATACGTTCACAAATGCAATACCTGCACCAGCATAAATTGGAGCTAATGGAGTGTCAGTTGGACGAACATAAACAGATGGCTGACTGTTTTGTTGTTGGAAGAACTCCCACTTAGTTGGCTGCAAACCTAATTCAAAGTCCGTATCAATCAATGACTGTGGAGTTGAAACGCGAAGCTTGTTCGCTGGATCGACGTAGCTTTCGTGAGGTTTGAAGGTTTCTTCATACTCGTCGATTAAGATCTGTAGTTTATCACTAGCATTCATTGACGTAGTGTTATACTGCAACACGATTGTTGTAGTACCAGCATTAAGCAATGACTGTGTGTTTTGTGGGAAGGTCTGTCCTGCTACTGGTGCGTAGCTGGTAGCCTTTAGGTTAGGATCACTAAAATTGTAGATAACTGAGTTAGTACTCAAGTTAGTGATTAATACCAACTTTTCCCTTGGAATGTAGCGAGGGATCACGATGGTCCTCGTACTTGGGATGAAGGTATAGTTTAAATCGAATAGGACTTTTCTTGCCATTTTAATGTTTCTCCATTAGAATCCTGTAGTAATATCTATTGCTCTGTAAGGATACGTCTTGTCAATTGGGTTACTCACGTTGCCAACTAAAACTCTAGCTACTAACTTGTCGCCTGGCTGAGGAGGACTTGCGAACACAATATTCCCTGCTGAGTCAATTGTGTAATCCCCATAACCGCCAAAACCTGACTGCCATAGCGTGCTGCTTTTATTTATGTAAGGCTGCAGACTAACGCCATTTAAAGCTGCCTGCAGGGCAATTGGCGCCGTAATAGTAACCGCGTTTCCGTTGTTTGTGGGAGTAAAAGTGTATGTTCCACCATCGAAATAATACGTCAGATCGTCTAATTCAGTGATGTTTGGCAGAACGCTCGTCAAAGATGCCCAGCTAACAGCACTAGTGCCGTTTGTGCTTAAGACGTACCCTGATGTTCCTACAGAACCGTTGATTCTTAACGCACCCGTGAAATTGATGTCGCCCGAGACATCCAGTGCGTAAGCTGGGCTAGCATTTTTAATACCAACTCTACGGTTGGTTTTATCTACAACTAGTGTATTCGTATCTACGTTCAAAGCTGCAAAATTTTGCGTAGCTGTTGCATCGATTGTGAAAACACCTGTTGATGATGTATAAGATAAACCAGTGCTGGCGCTTACTGCGCTGCGTGCCAGTGTATCTGCATAGTACAAGTTGGTCGTTCCTTGACCAACATTGTCTGTTGTTAGAGTCACAGTGCCACCGGCCAGCAAACTTAAACTTCTGCCGTTGACTGTGACAGATGTGTTTGTTAGGCTGATAACACCGCTAGTGTTGTTTACTGTAATACCAGTTCCGCTGGTTACAGCATTTCTAGCTCTAGAATCAGTATAATAGAGTCTAGTACCTTCAGTAATATCAGTGCTAGTTAGCGTGATATCACCTTGGTAACCATTGACGCTGGATACTTTTTCTACGTAGTTGATCTCACCAGTAGACTGATTGTAGTTAATGCTACCAGTACCACTTAGCTGTCCGCGCAAGCTGGCATTGGTCAAATAACCCACATCGTTAGTAAATGCACTTAGCGCAGTTGGCTGAGTGTAACTGATTACACCACCACTGTAGGATAGGTTCCCGCTAACGCTGATAGCTGCTCTTGCCCTAGTGTTAGTAAAGTAAAGATTTGTTGAACCTTCTGTTACAGCATCACTATTAACGCTTGGATATGTTAGTCCTGCAATCTTGCTGACCACATATGCTGTAGTTGCTACCTTTGTGCTGTTATCTGAAGTTAGGGGTGTTGGAGCAATGACTGTGCCAGTGAATGTAGGACTAGCCAACGTGGCTAATGCGCTACCACCAACTGTGGTTCCGTCATGAACTACAAGTGTTTTTCTCGTAGTATCAACTGTAACTTCGCCAATCGCTCCGGTGAATGTCGCAATTTCTGTTTGCGATCCACGGCGTAGTTGTAATACTTGTCTGGTCATATCTTGTCCAATTCCTAATATTTATCGTTAGTCACCTAGCATGGTGTGCATGAAATACCTATCGTACACCGCAGCGGTATACTGGTTAGTAGTGTTGATAGCGTTATACCACCATATACCATTGACTTGTCCCTGTATTCCATGATAGCTGATGTTGGAAGCTGCCAATGTATCGCTACCTGAAATCAAGCACTGTCCGTCATCAGTGATATACACACCAATATCCTGTGAGTAAGCACCATGTCCCATAGCAGTAGCAATTCTTGCACCACTAGGTATATACAACGGTTGGAATGCCTGTGAGGAGTAACCAGTTTCTGGGTTCTGGCCCGCATACCAAGTGGTGTTTGCGCCAGCAGTACCTAAACTTAGGCTTCCTTTGGTGTTCTTACCTTGTCCCCAAGCACGACCGTTTTCTTCAATTAATACGATAGTGTTAGCAGTGTCAGCTGCTGACACGCTTTGTCCATCTGCTTCGTTGTTGGTCACATGTGACAAGAACTTAGGTCCTTTGATCACGTTCCAAGTACCAGACAAGTTAGGGTGTGTATAAGCTACTGATCCTAAGTGGCCACCTTCACCATACTTGCTGCTACCCATAGCATAAGTTAGACCAGTGTCTCTTTCTCTGATGTAGATGACGTAAGCTTCGTTTCCTACTACCCAGAAGTTGTCGATCAGTTTATTTGTACCGCCACTGTTCATGAATCTAGTCCAACGGCCAATGTTCTGTGAGTTGATATAATCTGGGTTTGTTGGTGTCGCTGCACCGTAGAACATGCCAGCACCAAATAGCGAACCGTCAGCAGTTAGAATAAATGCTGCTCTAGCCCATGCTGTCTGACCAGTTGTGCCTGTGTGATGATAGTAAGACATTTTCTTAATACCACCATAGCGTTTAAAATCAAATGGTATTCTAGTTGGGACTTGGCGATAGTTTGCTTGTGAACCCTGTGTAGAACTTCCTAGTCCTAGCTCACCCATCCAGTCTGCTCCCCATCCCCATAGATCGCCGTCTTCGTCAAGTGCTAGTACACTGGCTTTATCATATCCAAACACCATGAAATCCACAATTTTCTTGTTGTCAAAGAACACTGCTGGAATACGTGTTGGCAAGTTTTGCTGTGTAGTGATAGAACCTGTACCAGCAGTTTGCTGTCCAAGTCCTAGTTGTCCGTAAACGTTGTACCCCCATACCCACAAACTACCATCATTGCCTAAAGCATAAACGCTAGTTGGGTTATTGGTGTTTACTAGGTTAATAGAAGAACCAACGCTGCTCATATCTACTTTAATAATCTTAGTATTGTTAAAGTTCTTAGGCAATGTTTCGTTCAAGTAACCAACGTTAGACTGGTTAGTGCAACGCTGTGGGAACTGATAGTCAGTACCGCTGACGTTAACTCCTGCTTCTCCATACTGACTTCTACCAGCAAAATAAACTTCGCCGTTGTTCATCAACCAAAGACTTTGATATGCTGTCCTAATCCATTGTATACATTTAGGTGGTAGACCATCTGGAGTTGGAAGGCCCACGTTAGCACCTAATGCCGTAGTACCTAATGCCGTTTGATTATCTGTACTTCTCAACCAGTCTGTGAAACTAAATCCTGCTGGTTGCCACATATTGACCCAGTTGTTGTATACTCCTCGACCACTTGTGTTGTATGAGTTAGCACCAGCCGTGCCGCCGCCAGATCCGCCGCAGCTATAAGGCACTCCCAAGCTGTCAATGAAACTAGGAGATTCACCATCGCTAAATTGAGGATTAGGATAATCACCGTTGTTACGAGTCCAACCTAATGGCTGCATATTAGGGGTAGCAACAGCATACATTCTATGCTGATCCTGATTAGGATTTTGGAATATCTTGACCCAGTAAGTTGTGTCTTCTGGGTGTGTATTACGGATGCTGTTGACTTGGAACTGCACTGTTGGGGCAGAAATATAACCGTTACCAGCGTGTGTCAATATAATATTAGTGATAGCACCATTGCTGACTAGAGCATATGCTGTGGACCCATTGCTAGAAGTCTGTAGTTGATTTCCGCCAGTGATAATAACGCTAGGCGCTGTAGTATAACCGTATCCTGCATTGGTAATTGTGATACCAACGACTTGCCCAGTACCGTTGATAGTTGCTGTAGCTTGTGCGCCCCATCCTGGATTACCTACATACATATATAGGTTAGCACCATAACGGACTATATCGCCTTGCTGATATGTTCTATGTGCCATCCAACCACGCTTGAATGTATTTCCACGCACAACTAATCTCCAGTAATCTGGACGATTGTCTGGACGCTTGTCCGCCAACACTGGCTCTGGAACGTTAGCAGTGATTATCGTACCTGCTGTTGAAGTATCAAACGCTATGTCATAATCTGACGGTAATGTTTGAGTACAAACATACGCGGCATTTTGAAACTGTACAATATCATTTTTGTTGTACAGAGACCCTGGGAGCCATTGTCCTCTCCAAGTATATTTTATTTTTGTAATGTCAATTGCTGGCATGTTTGTTTCTCTTTATTAGAATCCAAGATTTTTAAATTCTGCGTCTATCTTCTCGATGATCTCGCTGATTGCATCTTTTACATATTTATCGTTAGTTGATAAACCAGAAAGCACGTCGAATAAATCCATTGAACTAAACAATTCTGCCTTCAAATTAGCAGTTAAATTACGTGTGTAATCTAGCTTTGTTCTTAGATCTGCTAGCGTGGCTTTGTCATCTTTCTTTGTAGGGCTGTACTCTTTTACATCATATTTTTCATCCTGCTTCTGTAAAACTACAGTTTCAGGGTTATAGCTGAAATAGTCTCTACCATCGTAGCTGCCTAGATGAATATAATCTTTAGCAGCGTCAAATGCTTCTAAACGTTCTGCTTGGACATATACATCCATCTCTACCATTTTTTGACTGAAAACTTTCATGACTTCTCCTTATTTTCCTTGCATTAGTAAGTGTAATGTGTTGACACCTGCGCCTTCACTAAAATATACTGTTGGTGTTATAAAGCCGCCTTCGTTGGCGTTTCTCGCACCGCTTGTTGGTCTGTTCATACCTATTGAGAATACTTGTCCAGCTTCTGTTAGATATATGAAGCTGTGTACTCTTAGACCATCACTGTATATGCTGCCACCTGGAAGTATCTGCTGTATTCTAGTAGTTGGTGGGAGGAATACTTGCACAGGATAGCTGGTACCGCCAGTATCATCTGCTGTATTATTGTTGTTACCAGCATATGGGCTTCCTAATTCACCGTATGTTCCGTACCCTTGATTGTAAACACGACCATCATCACGCAGGAATGACACAGTTGCTGTGGCACCATACTTCTGTAACCAAACTTCTTTGACGTTAATCACACCACT